GTGCTGCGCAGGCGCGGTCAGGTTAGGCTAGGGGGGATTTATGTCAGGACCACCACGCACGCCAAACGAAATCAAAGCCAGACGCGGCACGTTGAAGCCGAGTCGGGCCGTCGTTGTGCAGCTTCAGAACAGCCTGCCTCGTGCGTCCGAACTGGGTGTGCCTGACGGTTTGGGACCAATCGCAAGCGAGGCGTGGCAGCGCATCGTTGAATACGCCGGCGCGTGGATCGCCGTCTCGGACCGCGACGCGCTCACGATGCTCGTCAAAGACATTGAGTTCCTTGCAGGGCTTGAGGCACGCATCCAAGTAGATGGTCCAGTGCTCTACACGGACAAGGGCTATGCTTACGCACACCCCGCAGTAGGGATGAGGACAAGCGCAGAGGAGAGTATTCGCAAGTGGATGAATCACCTCGGACTGACCCCATCCGACCGAGCAAAGCTGGGGATCGCAATGGTCGAGAGCCAGAGCAAGGTAGACAAGTATCGGGAACGCCTAGCAGCGAAGGGTGGCCACCGCGCTGGCTGACCCCTGTTGCAGCGGCTGACCTGAGCCGCAGCCTGGGCGACATCGTTGCTGACTTCGCCGAGGACCTCGTACCCATCGCAAAGGACTCCATCGCTGGCGCCTCTGGTGAGCCGCTCCAGTTCCGCATCTGGCAACGTCGCCTGCTCCGTAGAATGCTTGCTCGCAAGGAGGACGACACCTTCACGCACCGCTTCTTCCTGACTGGCATCGCACGCAAGAACGGCAAGACCGCGCTCGCCTCTACCCTGCCGCTCTTCTTCGGACTCTATGGCGACCGAGGCGGCGAAATCTACTCAGCCGCCGCTGACCGCGATCAAGCCAAGTTGGTGATGAGCCACGCCAGACGAGCCGTTGAGATGAGTCCAGAACTAGGCGCGCAGATCAAGGTCTACCGAGATGCGATGGAGTTCAAGGGAACTGGCACCGTCTACAAGGCGTTGAGTTCGGAGGCTTTTACGAAGGAGGGCTTGAGCGCCTCGCTGGTCATCGCTGACGAGTTGGCGGCGTGGCCGTCCCGCGAACTCTTTGACGTGCTCTCGCTCTCAATGGGCGCACGCCGCTCGCCGCTCTTTGTGGCGATCACCACCGCAGGTCAGCGGATGGACTCCACCGGCTCAGACTCCATCGCCTACACGCTCTACCAGTTGGCGCGTCGCCGCATCGCTGGAGAGAACGACGACCCGACGCTTGGGATGGCGTGGTGGGAAGCCGCTGACGACGCCTACCTTGACGAGACCAAGTGGGGCGAAGCCAACCCTGGACTGCTCAGCGACCCCGCCATCCTGTCGCTTGATGACCTGCTCTCTGCCAAGAAGCGAACGCCAGAGGCAGAGTTCCGAACCAAGCGCCTGAACCAATGGGTCAGCAGCTCGCAAGCCTTCCTGCCGACTGCAACGTGGGACGCCTGCAAGGATGACCAGATCGCGCTGAACAAGGAGGACGAGATTGTGCTGGGCTTTGACGGCTCGTTCAGCAACGACTCCACGGCCATTGTCGCGTGCCGCGTGGCAGACAAGGCGTTCTTCGTGCTCGGACACTGGGAGCGACCGCTCGATGCAGAACTCAACTGGCGCGTGCCGGTGGAAGAGGTCGAGGCGAAGATGCTGGACATCTGCAAGGCGTTCAATGTGCGCGAGATTGTCTGCGACCCATTCCGCTGGCAGCGGTCAATGGAGGCGTGGCAGCAAATGGGGTTGCCTGTCGTTGAGTTCCCACAGACTCCGAGCCGTATGGTGCCAGCCACCGCAGCCTTCTATGATGCCGTGGTCAATGGCAGGGTGAAGCACAATGGGGACCCAAGCCTCGCCAGACACGCCGCAAACGCGACGCCGTACTACTCTCGCAATGGGCTTATGATTCGGAAAGAGTCCAAGACCTCGCTCAAGCGCATTGACCTACTGGTCGCTGCGCTAATGGCACACAGCCGAGCGGGTACACTTGGCAATGCACCAGCGCCAAAGCCGAAGGCTGAAGTCAAATACATTGAGTTGTAGGGAGACGAATGGGAATCCTTGATCGCGTCCTCGGACGCCAGCAGCCACAAGAGGAACGATTCATCGGCGGCCAGTGGGTTGTGCAGGAGGCACAGAGCGGCGCAGCCGGTGTGCTCGTAAACCAAGAGAATGCGACCAGCATTGGCGCGGTCTACGCCGCAGTGAAACTCTACGCCGACACGATCGCTGGACTTCCGTGGGACACCTACATTCGCATTGACGGAACGCGCCGACCTTACCGTCCGCGTCCGCGATGGATGGACACGCCAATCCCGAACAACCCGAACTTCACATCCTTTGAGTTCAAGCATCGCGTCGTGACTTCACTGCTGCTAGACGGCAACGCCTTCATCCTTTGCTTGCGCGACTCATCCGACAATGTGATCGAGACCCGCGTCCTTGATCCGCAGAAGGTGGAGATCAGGAGCGGCGAGTTCGGCGAGCCGATGTATCACATCGAGACCACCGAAGGCGCGATCACGCTGACAACCGCAGAGATCATTCACATCCCGCTCTTCGCCACTGGCGAGAACCATCGCGGGCTGTCACCGATCGAGCATCACAAGGTGACGCTCGGACTTGCAAGCGCGACGCAAATCTTCAGCGCGAAGTTCTACGAGAACAACGCAAGCGTCGGTGGTCTGATCAAGGTTCCAGGCGAACTAACGCAGGATCAGGCAGAGGCACTTCGCACTGGGTTCGGTCGCCGACACGGTGGCGTGGACAAGGCGTGGCGCGTGGCCGTGCTAACTGGCGGCGCCGACTATCTGCAACTCGGCGCAAAGATCAGCGACTTGCAGCTCGTGGAGACGATGCACTACGGCGTGGAAGCCATCGCGCGCATCTACGGCGTGCCGCTACATATGCTCCAGTACCCAGGCGGCAACACCTCCTATGCGTCGGTCGAGTTGATCGGCATTGAGTGGCTGCGACTCGGACTCGGACCAATGATCGCGCGCCTTGAGGCATCGTTCCAGCGAATCGTGCCAGGAGCCGAGCAGACCTTCTTGAAGTTCACGCTGGACGGCTTGCTCCGCGCAACCACGCAGGAACGCTACAACTCCTACGCGACCGCGCTGAACAACGGCTTCCTGTCCGTGAACGAAGTGCGCTCGCTTGAAGACCGCTCGCCGGTGGACGGCGGCGCAGAGTTCTGGAAGCCGCTCAACATCGGCACGCTGGGCGACACGGAGCCGACAGAGTAATGCCTTACTTCGTCACCGACCAGTCGCCAGACTGCAACGGCTGGGCGACCGTCAAGGAAGACGGCGAGGTCATTGGCTGTCACGACAGCAAAGAAGATGCGCTCGCGCAGATGGTTGCCGTCTCACTCGGCGAAGGCATTGAGCCAGGCGGCGAGTATTCAGCCGCGCGCGTCCTGCCTGATAACTACCGACCTGCACTCTCGCCTGACGTGCCAGAAGGCCGCGCCTGCGGCAACTGCGTCTTCTACAACGAGGCAAAGATTGAAGGCGACAAGGCGTACTGCGAGAAGTGGGATGACTACGTGAGCGGCGCCTACTACTGCAACGCCTGGCAGCCTGACGATGGGGGCGAGGAAGATGACCAAGTGCGCGTCCTGATTGACGTGCCGCAATACATCCAAGAGGCAGCCGAGAAGGGTCTGACCTACGAACGCAACGGCTTCGCCGGTGACGGACTGACCGATCAGACGATTGAAGAGGCGCGTCAGCTGCGCGCTGGACAAGTCGAGGATGACAAGGTGACGCGAATGCGCGCGTGGATTCTGCGACACCGTGGCGACTGGGAAGGCGTACCGCGCAACAGCAACTCCGACGATCCAGACTTCCCAGGACCAGGCGCGGTGGCCGCCTACCTGTGGGGCGTTGATCCCACAGCAGAGAACGGCGCAGATCGCGTCCTACAATGGGCAGATGGCGTCCTCGCGCCGCTGACCGAAGAAGAGAGGTTTGACGTGAAAGAACTTGAGACGCGCGCTCTTCCGATGGGCGACTTCACCGTTCGAGAAGACGAAGACGGCCAAAAGACCTTCACCGGCTATGCCGCACTCTTTGGCGCACCTTCGGCTGGACTTCCGTTCACCGAGGTCATCGCTCCAGGCGCCTTCCGTCGCACGCTCTCGCGCGTTGCTGACGGCAAGAAGATTGTCTCCTTCCTCTTTGGACACGACGAGACACGCGCACTCGCCACGACCGCGAGCGGCCGCCTGATGCTGACGGAAGACGAGCGTGGCTTGAAGGTTGAAGCTCGCCTTGACCCAGCCGACCCAGACGCCGCTGGCGTCATCTCCAAGCTGACGCACGAGGCGTTGGCAATGGGAATGTCGTTCGGCTTCACCATCCCAAAGAACGGCGATGAGTGGAACGAGGATGAGCGCACGCTGCGCGAAGTGAATCTATTCGAGGTGAGCGTCCTCTCCGCAGGACAGACTCCCGCCTACCCAGCGACGCTGGGTCTTACCTCCGTTCGCAAAGTCGCGTCCCGAATGGGCGTAGACGGCGATCGGCTTATCTCAGCCATCGAGTCCTTGAAGTCGGCGCAACCGCTGACCGAAGAGGATGTCGAGGTGATTGAAACCGTCACGGAGAAGTTGGCTCCGAAGCGCACAGGGGTGGACCCATCCATCGCTCGCGCCAAGCTGCTGCTCGCCGAGATGGAATCAGAAACGCTCTAGAAGCCACGAGACCCCGCCCCGCTGCGCTAGTACGCAAGCCCGCGATCAGGTCATCCCGCTAGGCGAGCCGCAACATTGTGGAAACCAATCAAGACAAGGAGACAGAAATGTCAGACGCACGAAAGTTGCACGAGAAGCGTGCCAACCTTCTGACCGAGGCTCAGTCCATCGTGACCGACCTCGCCGAGAAGGGCGAAGCGCTTGAGGGCGAGTCACAGGCTCGCTTTGAGAAACTTACTTCGGAGGCTGCAACGGTTGCGGCCGCGATCCGTTCAGAGAAGGAAGCCAGTGAAGCACGAAGCGCTGCTGATGCAGTTCGCGCTGAGTACGCCACGGCAATCGCTCCGAAGGTTGAGAAGTCCGAAGGTTCAAACGACGAACTCCGCGCACTCGCCCGCAACGGCGGCGTGCAGTTGTTCGAGTACCGCGACGTCACACGCAGCACTGGCCTGGGCAACCCAGTCACCATCGCTGACCGCGTGAACGTAGTTGCGGCACAGTTCAACCCATTCATTGACCCAGCAATCGTGACTGTGGTTCGTGCAAGCACAGGCAACAACATCCAGTTCCCACGAGTCACGGCTCTTGGAACCGCTGGATCAGTTGCTGAGGCTGGCACGATCGGCGAGTCGGACGGAACGCTCAGCGCCCTGTCCCTCACACCAGTCAAGTACGCAACGATCATTCAGGTGACGGAAGAACTCGCAACTGATGCGGCGTTTGACCTCTCCGCGATGATCGCTGACAAGTGCGGCGCAGAAGTCGCAGTTGCTCACGGTGCCTTCGCTGGTACGGCAGTCGCGGCTCAGGCTACGATTGGCGCAACTGGCTCCGGCACGGTGTCAATCAACCCAACCTTCACCGACCTTGCGAAGCTGAAGGCGTCTGTGAACCAGGCGTACCGACGCGCACCAAAGGCTGGCTGGTTGATGAACGACACGACGCTCGGCGTTGTGACTGGTCTCGTGGATACGGCTGGACAGCCAATCTTCCGACCAGGCGATGCGAACACTCCAGATCGACTCCTCGGAGCACCGATCTACAGTGCAGCACTTATTGACCTGACCGATGACACTGCAGGCGCAATCCTGTTCGGTGACCTCGGACAGATCTACACCGTCCTCGTGGGCGGGGTGCAGGTTGAAGTCTCCCGCGAGTTCGCGTGGAACCTCGGCCTCATCTCCTACAAGGTTCAGGTGCGCGGCGCCACTGGGCTTTCACAGGCTTCAGCGGTCAAGTCGTACAAGTCAGCCAACGTCTAATCGTTTAGACGCTTAGGTTGAGCGGCAGGGAGTCGGGCTTCGGCTCGGCTCCCTGTTCGCATCAGGAGGGAAAATGGACATTTGGAAGAGACTGAAGAAACTGAGGCGCAAGGGCGCTGCTAAAGTCAACGCAGAGGCACCTACGAGCCACGTAGAGCGCGCCATTGTGGTCAGGTGGGGGAATACAGCCACCACTAAGCGAACGCCTGTCAAATGGCGGGAAAAGGGAGAAGACGAGTGACTCAGTATCTGGCGTCTAGGCAGATGAGCGTGGGAACGGCAGCGGCAAGCGTCGTTGAGGGCCGCGTCGCTGGAACCGAGATCCACTTGCACGCGCTCGCCAACAACTCAAAGGACGTGTTGATCGGCGCTTCAGACGTGACCCTTGCCAATGGCTTTGTGCTACGCAAGGGGGAACACGTGACAATCCGGCTAATGGAGCGACAGACGCTCTATGCTATCGCCGAGAACAATGGTCAAGTCCTGACCGTCCTTGCAGTCGGAGGCATCTAGATGTCATACGCAACACTTGCAGAGTTCAAGAGCGCAATCGGAATCGGCACTGCCGACGTCACCGATGACACCGCGCTGCAGTCCGTACTCGATGCAACTGACGCACTGATTGACCTCTACACCGACCGCAAGCAAGGCTTCGGCACCGCGACCGAGACGCGCTACTACACGGCGACCGACTACCAGTACGTCCTGATTGACGACCTCGTGAGCGTCACGACGCTGACGACAGATGACGATGCCAACGGCACGTACGAGACAACGTGGACCGCAGGCACCGACTACAACCTCGCGCCAGGCAACGCAGCTCTGGACGGCTGGCCGTACAACGAGATCGATGTCTCGGTGACGTGGCCGCGCAACTTCCCACGCGACGTGTATCGCGGCGTCAAGGTGGTCGGCGTCTTCGGATGGCCGTCCGTGCCAAGCGCCGTGAAGCAAGCCGCAATCATCCAAGCCGGAGCAGTGTGGTCAAGCCGCACCTCGCCATTCGGCGTGATCGGCAGCCAAGACCTCGGCGGCATCTTGCGACAGACACGCGCATTGCATCCTGAAGCGCAAGTGTTGCTGGAGGCGTACCGCAGGCGCGAAGGTCTGGCTCGGTGAGCTTCAACGACGCCACAATCATTGCAGGACTTGCCGCGCACCTGACGGCAATCTCCAAGCCATCCGGCTACACGCTTCGCACCGTCCACGCATTCCCGCCAGACAACCTCGCGGTAGTCCCAGCTGCGGTCATCGTGCCAGGCGACGACACCATCAGCTACGGCGCAGCCAATCGCCAAGTCGTGCTGACGCTGAACGTGGTCATCTACATTCAGCCGCAGGCAGACCTCGGCCGCAAGTACGCCGACCTGATGGTCTGGCGCACGTGGCTCAGGGACTCGCTCATTGACGGCGTGACGCTGAACAACACCGACGCCGTGGCGCAGGCAAGCGTGACCTCCACGAACATCGGCACCGACACGTGGGGTGACCAAGACTTCTTGACCATCTCTGCGACGGTCGAGGTCTCATCCGTGGAGGCGATCAGTGCCAGCGCATAAGCCTCTGACCTACCCAATCATCAGCCACATTGACGTGTGCTACATCCCTGGCTCGCTTCCACAAGGCGAGTTCGTGGGAGGTTTGCCTGTTGATGGGTCTACAATCAGCGCACCAGCCGTCCTCGCGGAAGCGTGGATTGCCGCAGGAATCGCTCAACGAGTAAGTGCCGCACCAGCGGCTGAAGACGACAAGGAGAACGAATAATGCCAGCCGCATCCGCAGGCAACGTCCTGTTCAGCAAACTCGTCGCCTTCAAGGAAGCGACGCCTGGAACCATCCCAACGCTGACCTCTGGCGGCCGCAAGCTGCTCGTCACGCCAACTGGCGTCATCTCCGAAGGCACGACGATTGAACTTGGCACCGAGCGATCCGTTGCACTTCGCAACCCGCTCATCGGCTCCACCGGCACAATCGTTTCCGTTGAGCCAACACTCAGCGCCACCGTTCCTGCAGTGAGCGTCGGCGAACTTCCGCTCTGGCTCTCAATGACACGCACCGATACGCCTTCGGGCACGGCTGCGCCATACGAGTGGGACTACGACTACTCGATGACGGCGGCGAACTCGCCAACCTCCTACTCGCTTGTCGCAACCGATGGTCAGCAGCAGTACGTTGCAAACTACTGCCTCGCTGAGTCAATCACGATTGCGGCAGACCGCAACGGACTGACGAACCTGAGCGCCTCACTCTTCGCGCAGCAGATTGCCAAGAACAGCGCGACGCTTGCCGATGGCACGCCGACATCACCGTTTATGTCAGGACGCCTCTGGAACGCCTTCCAGCACGGCAGCACCTTCCCAGGCACGGCTGACGGCACGGCATACGAGTACCTGCTCGACTTCTCACTGGAGTTCAACGCAGGCATCACGCGCCAGGCGTACCTTGCAGGCACGACCGTGTTCAGCACGCACAGCGAGAGCAACCCATTCAGCGGCACGCTGACGATGACGGTCTCCTCGACCGCTTCCGCAGTGAGCACGTGGTACGACGCATACAAGGCGGCAACGCCGAAGGGCGTGCGACTCTCGTGGAGCAACGGCACCTACAGCGCGCACATTATGGCGATGATCGTCCCAACCGAAGTGCAGCAGATGGCTGGCGCTGAAGATGGGCTGACCACGATGGCCGTGACTGGCACGCTGGTCTATGACACGGTGAGCGCGAAGAGCCTTCGCATCCTTGTGAACAGCGACTTGGCGGCGCTTCCGTAAGTTCAACCTAGTAGCAGAGAAGGAGGAGGCTAGATGAGCCAGAGCAAGCCACAGTTCCGCACCGTAGACGTCACCTTGTCCGCGCCGTTTGATGGCTGGACAGCCACGATGAAGGCAGAGGGTGTCCCTGCTCGCGTCTTTATTGAGCTGCAGAGCGGCAGCGCCGAGCGCGCACTGAACGCACTGCAGAAACTCGTGATCAAGCACAACTTCTTGACCGAAGATGGCGAGCCAGCGACAGAGGTACTTGACGCACCGATGGACGCACTGAGCGATGCGATCAGCAAGTGGAGCGACGCGGTAGCAGCACTCCCCCCTCGATAAGACTCGACGCCCAGCGGCTGGCGGCGGGTCGGACAATCTCGCCGCATCCGCTGATCGCAGCGCACCTGATCGCCAAAGAGTTCCACATCCCACCACACGAGGTTTTGGAGTGGGAGGCGGAGGACTTCGCTCGTACACTGGCTCTAATGTCCGACCTGCAGCCAAAGGAGAAGAATGGCCGCTAACTCGCTTGACCGACTGACGATCTCCTTCAATGTGGACTCGAACTACAAGGCATTGCAGCTCGGCTTCCTTGAAGGAGCGAACCCTGGCGCCTACAAGCGCCTCCTGAGCATTGCGACCCTGAACGCAGCTCGCACGATGGTGAAGCCGATGCGAGCCGAGGCTCCAGTCGGCAAGACCACGAAGTCTCCAGGACGCCTCCGCAAGTCGGTCACTGCACGCCGCGCTCGCTTCGGCACACCGGCTGCGGTGGTCGGTCCGAGGGCTGGACGCAGCCGAGATGGTGGAAGTGGTGGAGCGTGGTATCGCTGGTTCGTGACCTCTGGGATCAGCGGCGTGCGTCAGACTAAGAACGGACCGAAGGCAGTCAAGGCCGTTCCAGCCAACCCATTCGTCACGCGAGTCTCCAAGAACGCAGCGCACCAGAAGACTGCTATGGAAGCGATGGCGAAGACGGTAGAATCATTCTTCAACAACGACGCATTCCGCAGGACGATCCTGAAGTTCAAGCGAGGTAGATAAATGGCATTCGGGTCTGACCGCTCAGCGAACTTTGTAATCGCGGCGAAGGACGCTGCGACTAAGCCGATGGGCAACATCGGCAAGGCAATGGGGCGACTTCAGGGCGTGGCGGGGACTGCGTTCAAGGCAATCGGCGCAGCTGCGATTGCAGCCGGCGCAGCACTGGTCGCCTTCGCAGCCAGCGCGGTCAAGGCTGCGGCAGATGATGAGAAGCAAACGATCAGGCTGAACGCAGCTCTCAAAGCGCGAGGCTATGAGATGGACTCGCTCAATCCCAAGATTGAAGAGCAAATCAAGGCGATGGCCCGCCTCGGCTTTACCGACGATCAGGTGCGAGATGGACTAGAAATCGGAAGCCGATTCTTCAAGAATCAGGAGAACCTACTCAGGGCAAACGCCACTGCCGCCAACATTGCAGCAGCAACCGGCAAAGACCTCAGCACCGTGATGCTTGCCATCGGTCGAGGCGCGTTGGGAAGCACACGCGGTTTGATGCAACTCGGCATCCAAGTTGAGAAGGGCGCCAAACTCAAGGACATCCTGCGTGCCGCCGATGAGAAGTATCTCGGCGTGGCTGAGGAAGTCGCCAACAGCACGAGCGGCAAGTTCGCCGCAGCGCAGATTCGATTCAACGAGGCGATTGAGAACTTTGGGTACAAGCTTCTCCCAGTGGTCAATGAGGCACTGGCCTTCCTGACTGAGAAGGCTCTGCCTGCCTTTGAGCAACTGATGGAGGACCTCGGACCTATCTTCACGGACATCCTGGATAACTATGTGCGACCACTGTTTGATTCTTTCAGCGAACTCTTTGCCATCTTTGACGACGGAGAAGGCTCCATCAACGTATTGACCATTGCACTGACGCCACTCAAACTGGCGCTAGAGGCAATCAAGTTTGTCATTGACGCGATCGTGGCTGGACTCAAGTTCATCGGCGTGGGCGGTGGACTCAAGACCCAGAAGCTTGACAGGGCTGCCGCCGGCGCAGGCTACAGCGGAGGCCCACGAGCGACAGGCACGCCGATGATGGGCGGAGGCGGTGGCGGCGGCGGCTCTTCGTATCTTCAGGTCAATAACTCGATTACGCTAGGACGCGACGCCACCTCAAGCGTGAACACGCAACTGGGGCAGACAGCCACAGCAGCAGGCAGAACAAGGGTCGGAAAGAGGCGTCCATAAATGGCGACCGCGCCGTTTCAACTCTGGATGGACCTCACGCCTATCGCGTCAGCCGTGAGGGTCTCTTCAACGGTCACCGTCACAACGACGACCCCGCACGCGGTGGTCACTGGAGCCTACATTCAGTTCGGTAGCGGTCTTGGCACTGCAGGCACCTCAATGAATGGCGTCTATTCCGTGACTGTCACTTCTGGAACGACCTTCACGTTCACCGCTGCTGGGTCTGCCGGTACCGCCGACACGACGGCGGCATTCATTGCCTACGACCTAATGTCGCCACTGATTGACTACGGTTCCGCAGCGCGGCAGGCGGCGCTCTATGTTGACCTTGACTCGATCACGATGAGCGCATCTGGTGATGGTTCTGGGGTGACCTTCGGCGTCACGATCAACCAGGACGATACGCCGAGCGATGGGCCGTGGTTCAACCTGATTCCTGATCAGACGCGGATTCGGCTCATCAAGGCGAACACTGGTGCGACACCCGCACTTGACAAGTCAGACGTATACTTCACTGGCAGCATCCTGTCGCTTGACGCCTCAATCAACGGCTCTGGGCAGGGCACGACAACCGACGTGCAACTGCAGGATGCCAACGCGCTTCTTGAGCGGCTGATGATCTACGGCAATCAAGTCAGCCCGAAGAAGGGCATCACCACCGGAGGATTCGTGCGTGCGGCGAATGTCACTACGGTGACGACCTCTGCCGCGCACGGCTACACCATCGGAACTAAGGTGCAAATCAGCAGTGTGAACGGCGGATTGGATAAGTCATTCAATGGGGTTTACAACATCAGTGGCGCACCCACCTCTAGGACATTCACTTTCTCAAATGCCGGCTCGGCAACAACTGGCAATGAGTTTCAAGCCATTACCTCCGCGTTTCTCCAGACAAAATCCAAGAACCGAGTGATCATTCAGACCAGTGGAAACCACGGTCTAAATAATGGTGCAACGGTCACAATCAAAGGCGTAACGGCGAGCAATGCAACCGCGCAAAACTACATCAACGGCACCTTCAGCGGCAAGAGCGTGCAAACAACGCTCAGCACGGTTCAGTTTGCGATTGTGCTTCCCGCCAACATTCCAGTCGGCACAACGTTCAATGTCACGAGCGGGGAGTTCAAGGGCGAGCCGCTGATTACGCCAATCGGAGCGCCAGACCAGCGCATCTTTATTATGCGCTCAGGGGAAAGCGAATCGTCAGCTGCTGCAAGGATGCTGACTATTCTCAACCAATACAAAGATGAGGACTACGCGCTCAATCGCTTGATTGACACGGCTGACGATAGCCTCATCATCGGCTCAACTACGGAACTGCTCAAAGGGAGCGCACAGATTCCAGCCACAAGTTTGCGCTCCGCACTGGATACTGTGGTTGAGACATTCACTGGGCAGGACCAGAAAGAGCGGCGCTATTACATTGACGCCGCTGGTCGTCTCAACTATCGGCTCGCAGACAGCGCCTCCGCTCCAACGTACGCCACCGCTCCTTACTCGATCATCACCAGCGGGGCTGGAACTCCGAACACGACGACTGGCAAGGCAACGATTGCGCCCTACAGCCTCAAGGTGACGTGGGATCACGACACGACAAAGAGCGTCGTCTTTACTCCATCAACCAACGAGCGCAAGGAGCCTTCGGTCGTGCAGGACTACACGCAGGTTGGGTACACAGCTCGACCTGGCGCTCCGCGTCTTGACCAGCAACTTGACTTCCCAACGGCGACTGGAGATGCTGGCGCGCAGATGCAGACAGCCGCCAAGTCGTACTTCCTTGAGCGGCACAAGCCGCTGCTCTCTGGAAGCTTCACACTGCGGGGCGCTGGCACGGCCGCGCATAACGAATACGGATTCAGTGCAGGCTACGCGCAGACTGGTGCATCAACATTCGCGCTGGTCAATCGGTGGGAGCCAGGGCAATGGGTCGAGGTCACTTCGGCAGAGCTGGGTCTGAGCGGCTTTTATCGAGTTGAGGCCGTTGACTGGAGCCTTGAGCCTGGAGCGTTCCTGCAAGTTATTACAATCACCTTCAACCGAAGACCACAGAATGGACTCACAAACCTCGTATCTGCAGGGGGTGCATAAATGGCACAGGTCGGCTCAAATGTCGGAGCGGTCCAGCAATCGCTGACAGGAATCACCGATGCCGCTGGCAACTCAGTTGTCAGCGCAGATAACACGTTTGGAGGATCGCCGCTTGGCATTGCGGCACGCGCACAGGCGCTGTATGGCATTCCAAATGCCAACTTCAACCTCACGCCGCCCGACCCAAGTTCGCCGATTGTGGAGAACGAGAATGAACTTCCCTACTGGTCAATCACCAATGACAGCGACGGCGAAATGAACGCAACGTCGGTCTTTGATGAGAACGCTCTGACCTACGGCATCTTGCTTGACCCAGGCACTGCTGCCGTAGACAGCGTGATGACGCTGACCACGCGCTCGTACTTGCTCACGGACGACAACCTTGCACTGCGCCAGAGGGCTTTGGCGGTCATTGAAAAGAGCGGAACTGCAGCGGGAACAACCCAGTGGAACTTGACGCTCTCGGCAACCTACTACGACCCAGCAGGGTCAGCCCTCTCAACGGCATTCATCGGCACCGCGCTCGATACCGGCACCTGGACTTCATTCAGCGGCACGACCACGCCAGGCGGCTCGGCCATCAACGCGGCGGCTCAGTATGTGGACCTGCAGTTCAAGATGACTGCAACGGCTGCAGTGACTGGCTCAGCGAAAGCCACCATCAAGAGCCTCTTGCTGACAACAAGCACGCCAGGCGGCGGTGGCGGCTCCCAGTCGTTCGTGGTCAAAGAGGCATTCACAGCATCCACTACGTGGACGCCACCAGCGAGCGTGACTGCGCTTTTATTCGCTGGCGCAATCGGCGCGGGCGGTGGAGGCGGTAGCGGCTCACTTGCAGTATCAGGACAACCGAGGAGAGGAGCAGGCGCAGGCGGTGGTGGTGGGGCGGGCTTCCAGTTTGTCACCAACCTAGAGATCAACGCTGGAAGCGCAATCAGTGTTGGCATCGGCGCCGGCGGCGCAGGTGGTACGGCTGCGAACGCCTCTGGCACAATCGTTGTTGGAGTCAACGGCGCTGCTGGAGGCGCAACAACCTTCGGGTCGTTCCTGACCGTAAACGGCGGTGGCGGTGGAACAGGTGGCGGACTGACCTCCTCTGGCGGCGGGGGCACAGCAGGTTTGACTCCATCGTCCACGGTCTACGGCGTTGTCTCATTCTCTGGTGGTGCTGGCGGCGCTGGGACGCTTCCGAGCGGAACTACAGCTGGAACTGCTGGCTCAGGTCTCAATGGCTCTGGAACTGCTTATACGGCGTACCCTTACTGGCCTGCCCTTGTTGCTGGAAATGTAGGAGGCACGCCAATCAACGAGACCACACCAGTTGGTGCGCCTGGCTCTGCAGGAACTGCTGGAATCGGCGGCGGCGGTGGTGGTTCTGGCGGTGCCTTTTTCACCACAACTGGAAACACATCTAATGTTCATCTCTCTGGCCGCGGCGGAGCAGGCGCAGGCGGCGGCGGCGAGGGAGCGATCTTAGACGAATCGACTGGAACTGCTGGAGATGGCGGAAACGCAGGCTCAGTTGCTGGCGCAGGCGGCGGTGGCGGCGGGGGTGCGATTATTCTAGGAAGTCCTGCCGCGCCACTGACTATCCGTGCAGGACAAGGCGGCAAAGGCGCTGATGGCTACGTGGTGGTTGTCTATGTCGCATAAGGGCTACGCATTCATCAACGCAGAGAGTGTTGTCGTGCAGCTCATCACAGGCGAGCTGAATCCATCGCAGCAGGCGCAGTTTCTGCAAGATTATGGAACTCTCTTTGGCGCTGTTGCCATCGTTGCGGTGGAGCAAGACACGGTTGTCTACATCGGCGGAAGTTATACTGAGGGCGTATTCGCATTGCCGCCACAGCCAGAACCTCTGCCTGAAATCGTAGAAGGCGAGTCCG